GAAAAATAAAAACGTATCAGAATTTGTAGCTGCAGCTATGGATGCAGTTTTAAAGAGTGAAGATCACAAATCTCTCTTCGGAACACAATATAAGTTTGCTTCAGAGAAGTGCTCTAAATGTGGTAAAGACAAGTGCTCTTGTGGTGATTCCATGATGGCAGATGATAATCAAGATTTTGACACTAGCGGTAGCTCCAGCAGCAATGTTAGTGGTAGAGATCATGGTGAATATGATAGCCATTTTGCTGATGATAATGACGCAAAGAAGAAAAAGGACTCTTCCTCATCATCTTCTTCCAGTGATTCTCATAGCGCTGATGATAACGATGCCAAGAAAAAGAAAGATTCTTCCTCATCTTCGTCCTCTTCTAGCGACTCTCATAGCGCCAGTGATGGTGATTCTGATGATAGCTCTTATGCCGATGACGATGATATGAAATCTTCTGCATCTTTCGACGTTGCAATTGATAGTCTTTTAACAGCATCTGCCGCATTAGATAATGTTGGTTTAGAAAAAGGCGCTGCTTTCAGTTTGAAATTAGCGGCTTTAGTTGTTGAAGCTAAAAAGAAGGATAAAGAGTCTAAGAAGAGCAAGAAAGATTCTTCTAAGGATTCTAAGAAGAGCGACAGCAACGCAGCTAAGGATAAAGCTGCTAAAGAAAAAGCTAAAGCCAAAGAAAAGGCTGAAAAAGAGAAGGCTAAGGAAAAAGCTGAGAAAGAAAAAGCCAAAGAAAAGGCTGCTAAAGAAAAAGCAAAATCTTCTTCCTCTAAAAAATAAGGCGACTTATGTTTAAAAATGGTAGTCTTGAGGACGAATTATTTCGTTCTATGGAGAAGACCCTAGTTTCTTCCCAAGTAGAACAAAAACATGGCTTCAATAAGATTGCCAAGGCGATTGATTATCTAAATAAGGCTGCTAATATTTTTGAAAAAGCTCATATGTCAGATACTGTTGAGGGCATTAATAATGCTTTACAAAAAATTGCTGATGATTTAAATGATGCTAAATCTAAAGCTGATTACGAAGAAAAAATAAAAAAGCACGCCATACAAGTAAGAGATCGTTTAGCTACCATAAGCCGCAATGTTGATTGGTTACAGGTAGATATTAAGTGGCTTATTCCTGAATTGCAGTCTGTTGGTAATCCGGAAAAAGATGCTTTATCAATATTAACTAAAGGTCTCGCTCCAGATCAATTTCCTATGGGTGCTGAAAATGATTAAGAAACCAGTATTCGAAAATGAATTGATTTTTGGTATGCAACAAGAATTAGCTGGATTTGAAAAAACAGCGGCTTCAAATGATCTTATTAAAGCCGCTGATTATCTTCATGCCGCTTTGGAAATTTTTGAAGAAGCTGGTATGATAGCTCATGCTGATAATATTTTAGATATTTTAACTAAAATCGCCATTCGCCACTCTAATGTTACAAAAATGCCGGCACTTCAAGTTTTATTTGATGCAGGAGTAACTCAAGAGGATTTTAAAAATTTTGGTAAAGGACAACCTTTTGCTAAAATTAAAATAAATCAAGCATTAAAAAATGCAGGGCTTACTGAAGATCAAATTGCTGAAATTATCGGTAAAGAAAATGTTATAACAGATAAAGACATTGAAGAATATGGTCCATCTAGTTCTTTAGGTAGAATATTGCGTATGATTGAAGAGCCAGAAGGTCCTGTTCCAGAAAGTAAGGAATTACATCCTGGAGAAGAAGTAAAAATAGAAAGTTTAGCATTTCAACATAAACATCCTAAAGATCCTCGTAAAATTAGCGATCGTCATACTAAAGGATTGACCCCAGAAAAACAAGTTAAAAATTTACTTGATCATGGAACTCAATTTAATTTAGCCGATGATGGAAATGATTTATTAAATTTAGAAATTAATGACGGATTAGAGGTAACTGAAGATAAAACAAATCCTGAGATGGATTTTGAAGACGAAATCTAACGATATATATGGATTAGAGCTGTATAGTTAAAAAGGAAAAAATATGCTCAGATTAGTCCAGGTCGGAAACACTCTTCCCGCACAGTTTATCGTTGATCCCTCTGCCGAATTTCAGCCAGGTCAAATTGCCGAATTAACCGTTATCGGAAACCAAGTAATGGCAACTGTTAGCAACGGTACTGCCCCATTAGGTCTTATTGATGATATTAAAACAAAAGCTTTTACTAACGTTTCTTGGAATGAAGTAGTTATTGTTCCAGCTGTTGGTGTTCCAGGTCCAGGCGGAACTATAGTTACTCCAGTTGATATTAAAGCTGAATTAAAAAAACCAAATATTATTTCAAATAGCTTTAATTCTACAGTAGATGTAGTTTTAAATCCAATTAATGGAGTTATTACCTTTTTGGCAGGCACTCCATTAAATTTTGATTTAACTGGAACTGGTCAGCCTAATGCAATTAGAACGATAGTTAATTATACTTATCAAGTAGCCAATATTCCAGGAGATGATAGTACCCAGGGTTCTGGTCGTGTAACTGTTTGGTTTAGTAGAATGTTTGCTCAAACTGATCAATATGAAACTAATCAGCAATATCCAGTAAAAGCTAATTTATATGTTAGTGAAGTCGGGTTTTTAACTACTAGAAGACCAAGTAATATTCATCCAGCAGTAGCTATGGTGACTGCTCCACCAACTCCAATGTCGCCCATGATAGAATTTCTGTGGTTTTAATTTCAGAAAATAGCTAAAAACACCTAAAGGGTGATATATAGTGTTTTGGAGTCAAGATGACAGAAGAAACACAGAAAAAATATTATATTTATCGTATTAATTGTCTTATAAATAATAAAAATTACATCGGGCAAACTGTTCAGCCACATAAGCGTTGGAATCAGCATAGAAATGATGCCGCCAATCCTAAACATCCAATTCATTATGCCATAAATAAATATGGAGCAAATAATTTTATATTTGAAGTAATTGCTACTTGTAGCACCCAAGAAGATGCTAATTGGGCAGAAGAAGAGCTAATCATTCAATATGATAGTTTAGTTAAAAATGGTAAAGGATATAATATTGCTTTAGGAGGCGCCAGCGCTCCAAAATCAGAAGAATGGAAACAAGCGATGCGTGAATGGCATGCATCTCTTTCGCCAGAAGAGCGGTCGAAAATAAGCCAAAAACAATCTGAAGCTACTTTCAAACAAATCGCAGAAAAAGGTCATCCAGCTACTGGACGTGTAGTAACAGAAGAAGAAAAAGAAAAACATCGTAAAGCGCGCCTAGAGAATCCATTAGAATATACGCCAGAATTAAGGCAAAGAATGTCTGAAGCACATATAGGCATTAAAGATTCAGAAGAAACCAAACAAAAGAAATCATTAAGCGCCCAAGAAGCCTGGACAAAACGAATTTCTTATGATGATATTAAGTGTCAAGCGCCCGGATGTGAAATATCTGGTAAAACTAAATACAGAATAATTAATGGGGTTCGTTATTGCCGTAAGCACGGATTACGTATGTTAAGATATGGTCGTCTTGACACTATAAAATCATAAATACTGCATATTTTTTTATTTAATATAAGACTCTCTATAATACGGCATATTATAGATAAATCATTTACTTGGGGCAACCTATGACTTTTAAGCACGTTAAATTTGAAGATTCTGTGACCATGCGTTCTTTAGAAAAAGTAGCTAAAGAAAAGGGACTGGTTAAACCCGAATCAATTAAAAAAAGCGCGTCCATCAAAAAGGCAGATTATTCTGTTACAACTAATTTAACAGAAAATGTTATCAAGCTTTGTGATGGATTAAGAGAATCTGGATTTTCTAAATATGCAGATGAATTAGAAGAGAAATTTATTGCTTATAAAAAAGCAAATAGTTTATATGAAACTTCTAAAGAAAAAGGTGAAGATTTAGTTGATGCAGCGCATCCACAAGGTTCTCATAAATTAGAAGGGGTTGAGGGTGATAGTGTTATTGAAACTATTCTTGATCAGCAATTAAAAGATGTAGAGATGGTCAATAAACATCCATCTGGTAAATTATCATCTGCTCAGATAATTAATCAGGTTAAACTTGTGCTCGGGCAAGTTGCGGAGGGAGATCCCAATCAAGAAATAAAAGCTAAAGCTCAACAATTTCTTGGGGTCTTAAAAAGAATGTTAAATGTAGCTGGACGAGAATTAGATGATTTTGATCCAGATATATTTTATATGAGTATGGAGCAGCAATTTTTGGCTAAACCAACTTTAGATAATTTAAATGAAGCCAAATCAAGACTAAATGGATTAAAAAATAGTTTTAGTCCTGGTTTTTTTGGTGGTATTAGTAAAGATACTTGGAGCAAAATAGAAGGATCATTTGATGTTCTTGAAAAATTATTAGATGATATGATTGCTCTTAGAAAAAAAGCTAATATTAGTGCTTACACCGAGATAGTAACAGAAAAGAAACCTGAAGCACAATCACCTGCTGTTGCGCCTGAAGTACAAAGTTTAACGGATTCTTTTAATGATATTGATAAAAAAATAGCAAGATATAAGGCAATTATTGAAGCTAAAGCTCCCGCTAATATGAACGCCTTAAATCAATATTTAGATAAAGTATCTCAATCTATTAAAATTAGAAGGGATTCTTTTAATAAAGTCCCTGCTGATAATAAAGTAGAAGTTGCTAAAATTTATCTAGATAAATTAAATGGTGAAGTAGTCCCTGGATTAAATGCCTTTGAAGGTGCATATGTCAAATCTTAAGAAAGAAGCTCAAGATCTTTGGCCTCCTGGAGTGCCTCGTCCAAAAGCAGCTCCTGTGACTCCTACTGCTCGCACTGTTCCAGTAGCGGGTCCTAATGCTATTATGCCTCCTCTTCCTGGTGATAAACCTTCCGCTCCAATAGCACATAAAGCATTAACCCCAGTGATTGATATGCAAAAGGCTATCAAAGATTTATCCAGAGAAATTGCTGGAGAAAAATTTGATCCACAATCTAAGTCTTTAATTAGACCAAATGAAAATTTTAATAAGTTTGTTGGCAATCATTATGTTAAATCTTTAGAAAAAACAGAAGAGAAAGATGCCAGTGAGCCAACAGAACCATCTAAGCAGCCAGATGCTTCTACGCAAAATATCATGCAGCATTTAGTTGGATTAGATAATAATAAGATGTTTAGAGCTGATGGAACTTGGGGACCACAGACAAATAGTGCTTTAGAAAATATTTATAAATTTGCTTATTCTCTTCTTCAATTAGCTGGAGACTATGGAATACAAGAAGATAAAATTTATAATAGTACTTATCTCAATGGATTAAAAACTCAATTATCTGGTTATACTTTTGATAAAACAAAAATTTCTTTAGATCCAGAAGAGCAAGCCAAAAGAGCCGAATCTATCATTAAGCATATTCATGCTATTGGTAGATTCTATAATGTATTAAGAGATAAAATCAATAGAAATCCAAATCTTCGATCTTATATAGATCAAAAGAAATCTTTTGAAGATTATACGGAAACTGGATTGCATCTGACTCCAGAAGAAGATCAATTTTCTCAAGGTGATGCTCAAGTAGCAACTATGCCATATGCCGCTCCAAGTACAACTGATAAAAGGTTAAATTATATTCCTATTAAGGCTTTAAGATCTAAAAAAGATTATTTAGATTGGATGAAGTCTGTTGGAATTACTAATGAAGAACAGGCGGTCGGAATTTTTAACAGTTTTATTAAAAGTAAAATACAATCATCATAACAGGTAACAATGTCATTTTTACAAGATCCTAAAATATATAAAACTATCTTAGATAGTGTAATAAAGAGGGCACAAGAGCGTACAGCTCGTCCTGTGGATATTAATGCTGTTGCCAAAAAATTAGCTGATAATTTAGCTAGAGAATTAGGAAATGCCGCCCCAGCCGAAAATATTACAGCTGCTGGTAGTACAGGTATTACCATAGATGATCTTTATTCTTTACCATCTTTATTGCAATTTATTTCTCTTAATAAACTTAAAATAAATGGAAAACAAATCGCTTATACTAAAGATGAAGCGGATGCTTTACCAGATTCTTCTAATTTAACACAAGTTGGAGATTTGTTTATTGATATGCCTTTATTAGGTCAATATGTTAATCATTTACAAGAAAAGGCAAAATCTGAGGCAAATACATTACTTCATACTTCTCTTAGTAATTTAATTGATCAAATTAAAGAGATTGATCCAAAAGCTTTAATTCAAAAAATTAAAGAAAAATCAACTCCAGAAAGCCCGAATGTCATAGATGATAATGCAGTCGTAGATAGATTTTCTAAGAAAATTTTTGATCCAAAAAATCCTATGGCAAATACTGGAAATGACAATTTACTTTTTGCTAAAAATTTGAAAACGGCAGGAGCCTTAAACGGATGGCTTAGAGATTTAGGTGGAGCTTCGGTTGTCATGTATGTTGATAATCGAGCCAAGCCTGTTTCATTTTTTGATGAGCATGCTAATAGATGTATCGTTCCACAAGTTTTATATAAAAGAGCTCTTCAATATTATAATACAGGGGATGATGAACAGCGTCGTATTGCTGCTTTTTATATGAAACGAGTTCAAGAAATTGCTGGACAATTTACAGGACCGGATAATCAAGCATGCACTATAGAGGGTGTTGCTACTACTCCGGCTACTACTAGTACAGAAACTAATGCCAGCCAAATTGTAGATGTTACTAATTTAATCAAATCTGTTCCGCTTAGAATGAGAGATTTAAGTTTTCAAAGAATTAATTATTTCTTTGATCAATATCAAAAAGTATTGGGAAATAAACGTGGAGCGGGCGTTGTT